AGGCATCTGCCATGGGAAAATATTATTCGTCATCCGATGGTAAGTACTACAAAGATTATAAAGCAGCAGTTACAGCAAAGAAAGCAAGGTTGGGAACAAACTCTCCAAATAGAAAACCAATTACACCAACACCTAAACCTGTACCAAAAGTAGTTGCTAAACCACAAGTTGCTGGTGGTGGAATGGGTGGTGCTAGAGGTAGTGGCGCAAAACCATCTGTTCCAAAGTTTAGTGCATCTGGCAAATCCTCTAGAAGAGAAAAAAATATTTACGGTATTAAGTGATGGCACCGTTAGTTTCTCCTTTAACTGGAACTTTAAAATCAATAAAGAAACAGTTCATTGCGAAGGAGAAACTTGTCAAGTCTTCTCTAATAACTCAAAAAAAGAGAGCAGATAATAATAGAAAGAATTCTGAAAGAGAAAGAAGTATTGACTATGAGCGACTACTTGAAAGAAAACTTGGATTTCTTGGGAAACCAGTTAGATCTGTTGGGAGAAAACTTGGGTTCATAGAATCACTTAAAAAGTTTATTGTTAATGTTCTTTTGGGATTTATAACTGTAAGACTTTTAAAATATCTTCCTCAATTAACAAATGTTGTATCTGCAATATTGAATGTAGGTAATTTTATCATTGATATGAGTGGAAAACTTTTGAATGGTTTGATAACCTTTGTTGATAAAGGATATCAAGCAGCCGACCACGCAAGAATACTTATAAGAAATGTTGGTGGAGAAGATGCTCTCAAGTCTTTTGATAAACTGAGTGATCAATCAAACTCACTCTTGAACTCTATTATGATTGCTGGTATGATGTTCACTGACTTTGGTGGAGTTGGTAGGGCATCTGTAAGTTCAGGAAAGGCAATTGATACTGGCATTGATGTCATTAAGGATACTCTTGTAAAAGAAGCAGGAAATCAAGCAGCAAAACAAGCAGCAAGAACTGCTGTTGGTCCTTTAGGTGCCGCTGGTATCGTGTTGGGCACAGGACTTCTTGCTTCTGCAGTAGGTGAAGGTGCATTTCAAATTAAAAAACTTGGTAAAGGACTTCAAGGTTGGCTTGGTGGAAAAGTAACTGAAGCATCTCAAGATAAAAATCCAGTGACTAGATTTTTGAAAAAGGGATTTTTTGGATGGATGCAAGCAACTCTTGGTCCTGCCATTTGGTTATTAAATGGAACTGGCGTTCTGTTTGATATTGTTGGTGCCCCATTTAGATATGGTATTGAGTTGATTCGTGCTGCTTATATGAAACTCAATGATGATAGAAAAGGACTAGAACAACAAAACAAAAACCTTGGAAAGTTTGATGCAAGAATTCGTGATGGCATTAGAGAGCATTTCTCTATTCTTTCACCTTTGTTTAACTTTGTTGGAATGAAAGGAGTCTCTTCAAAGTTACAAACTCCGGGATCTTTTGGAAGTCTTTATGGAGAAAAGGCTGCAAGAGATATGGGATATTATAAGGGTGGGATGGTTGTTAAAAAGTTTGCTGGTGGTGGATATACTGGAGAAGAGAACGAGAAAAAAATTACTGTACCAAGAACTTTAAAGGAAGAACCTGGCGCTATCAAACCTGGTTCTGCAGTTGGTGGTTATCAATCTTTAGCAAAAGTTTTTCCAAATACAGATGAAACTGGAAGAATGAATCAGTATGAATATATGACCAATTCATATGATAGTATTTCTAATATAGTATCTTTTGGATCTTTGATGTCTTTGACAACAAAATCATTATTGGGCGATAAGGTTACATCAAAAGATTATAAAAACGCAAGTGATTCATTGACTTCATTTTTGATGTCTGGTATTTACGAACAAAATCCCCTAGCATATCAAAAGTTAAATTCTGTTATTGATACCGATACATTAAAGTCAGTTATAGAGGGAGAAGTTAGTAATTCGTTAAAAGATAAAATGAGTGAGATACTGAATTTACTTAGAACTCAAGTTCAACTTACTCCAATGATAGGTGTATCAGTTGGTAAAATTCAAACTAAACCAGGTGATGAAATTACTGGCGGTGGCGATGCTACTGATGCAGTTGGTGGGGCAAGATTGTTTATGGCAGAGGGATTTCCTATGCTTGCTGCTGCAATTCTTGCGGGAAATGTTCAAGCAGAATCGGCATGGAAAGGTCAAAGAACTCCCTGGATTTTAAATGATGGTGCTGGAGTCAATAAAGGTCTCATTAGTTGGAATAGAATCCGAATTACTAGAGCTGAAAAATTCTTAGGTAAACCATTAGAAACTGCAAGTAATGCTGAACAGGTTAAATGGATTAAAGAAGAACTTAAACAATATGGATTACTTGATGAGTTTATGGATCCAAGCAGAACTGAAGATCAATTAAAATCTGACTCATACAAATATATTAGATGGGGAGTGGAGGGTGATCGTTGGAAACAATCTGCAAGAATTCTTGCTGCACTTCAAAGGGGTGAACAGGGAACTTTTACTAAAGTTGAACCTGTTTCTTTACCATTAACTCAAAATAAATCTAGGTACAAACCATCAAGTCCCGGATTGTTCAATGCGATAGAGTATATTACTGGAGATCAAAATCATCCCAATTTTGAATTGAAAGGGCACGGATTACCTAAAAATTATCACGATCATATTGCCTTCTCTACAATTGAAAATAAAGAAAAAGCAAAAAAAGCATTACAATCATCCGGAATTATAATTGGTAGTGAATTTAGACCTGGAGATCGTGGGTATCATGGTTCTAATTTAGCTATTGATATTCCAGGCATTCAATGGGGTGGGTCTGGTGCAATTGGGCAAAGAGAGTTTAGTGGATCAGCTAAAGTGAGAAGTGTTTTGGGATTGGGTGGTGGAATACAACCAGGAAGAATATCTGGTGGTCCAACGTTAAGAGGAGGAGTAAGACTGCTTCATAAAGGCGAATATGTTATTGATAAAGACTCTGTTGAACTTTTTGGTGGTCAAAAGTTTTTTAGTTTGATAAATCAAGTTGAAAATGATAATCAGAGAACAGAAGCAGCTTCCCAACTTATAAATCATTTAAGTCAATACACTGGAAGAAAGTTGGACCAAAGACCTGAAGTTGTTATTGATAATAGTGGGGATACTTTTGTAATGTCACCTCCTATTGTAATGTCGCTTCCTATTTCTTCTGGTGGATCTTCTGGTGGTGAGGTAAACTGGGAACAAGATATGTGTTACGCAAGAGGATAATATATGGCATATATCAAACCAAAACTAATAACCTCTTTTATTATACAGAAGCAAGTTGTCCGTGTAGAAAAACTTGTTGGTGAGAGAAATAAGTTTAGACAAGTTGCATATAAGAAAAAGATTGTACTTGATGAGAGAAAAAGATTTGAAGAGAAAGAAAAAAGAATAGAACATAGAGAGGATGAAACTGAAAAACAAGTGTCAAATAAAATACCTGTCGCTAGACTTGGTATTTTAGATGTTATTAAAAACTTTATTTTTAAAACTCTATTGGGTGCTTTTGTAATTAAACTTCTACCACATCTTCCAAAGTTGAAGGGGGTGTTGCAGTTTGGATTGCAAGCAACAGATTTTCTTGTAAGTTTCTCTGGTTCTATATTAAATGCAATGGTGACTTTTGTTGATAAAGTTTATAAGATTGTTGATTTTGGGAAGCAGCAAGCGAAACTTTTAGGTGGAGACAAGGGGCTTCAGAGTTATAATAAAGCATTGGATATGGCAAACAAAGTGATGAACTCTATGTTCATTGCTGCAATGATATTCTCTGATCTTGCAGAAAGTGATGCTGACTATTCTGCTGGACAACAAGCAGTTGATCTTGTAAAAGATAGAGTTGTTCAACAGGCAGGACAAAGAGCAGCACAGCAGGCAGCAGTCAATGGTGCTGCACGAATATCTTCTGCAACTGCTGTTGGTATTATTGCTGGTGTAGGTCTTCTATCATCTGCACTAGGAGAAGGTGCTTTTCAACTTCGTAAGTTTACTACAAAGATTCAAAAGGATGCTGACATAGCATACTCAGAAGCACAAAATGATAAGAACCCATTTATGAGGTTCATTAAATCTTCATTCTATGGTGCATTTGTAAGACCTGGAATGATGTTTACAAACTTCTTATTGAATGGATTGGGAACATTATTAGATGTTGTCGGTGCTCCGTTCAGATATGCTATAGAACTCATCAACTATGGTGTAATGTTCCTTCAGGGTGACGCAGAAGGAATGAAACGTCAGAGAGAAAACCTTGGAAAGTTTGATGCTAGAATAAGAGAACAAATAAGAGAGATGGTAAATACTCTCAGTTTCGGAACTCTTGCAAAAGAGAGAGGTTCTTTTGGAAGTTTGTTTGGAAGTGATGCAACAAAAGCAATGGGTTATGCTTCTGGTGGTGAAGTAACCAGAGCTGGTGAAATTGTTGGTGGTGTTATTGGAAGAACTGTAAAGAAAGAAAAAGTTTCTAGAGTTACTGATATTCCTACTTCACCACTAGTTCCTGGAGTTGATGCTGATGGTTTGAGTCAATATAAGGGTGATCCGACACTTAAAAATATTGATGCATTCTTTCCAAATCCAAAAGACCCAAAGTACATCAATTCAAATCAACTTATAACCAGAAGTTATAATGTAGTTTCAAGTGTCCCTTTTTTAAGTCCTTTACTTGAAACATCTATTAAAATACTAATGGGGGATTCTCCATCCTCCGGAGATTATAATGCTATTGGTATATCTCTTAATAATTTTATTAACAATATTCTGGACAAAACTACATCTCCTGGTAAAAAAACTGTTGTTAGTGATGAGATTGGAAGCATTGATATATCTAACTGGGCAAGAAAAGCGGCGGAGGAATCAATATCTAATACAGCTAGTTCTATTATTGACAATCTTTCTTATCAGTTTTCTTTGAGGATTGGTGGTAGAGAGGATCAACCTAAAGGTGGTGAGGGTGAAGGAATTCAAGATGCGTCTATATCCTCAGGTGAAATGGATTTATTTACAAGAATGGTTTATGCAGAAGCAGGGGGAGAAGGAAAAACTGGAATGGCTTTAGTTGCAAGAGCAATTTTAAATCGTGCTGGACTAATACAATCTGGTAAGGTTAGTGCTGGTACTTTTGATGCTAAGAGTGGTAGTATAACTGATGTTATTAATGGAAGAGGTCAATTTTCTCCAATAACTGATGGTAGAATTAATCAAAAATTATCAGATTCTCAAATTAATCAAGCTAAAGATGCGATAACACTTGCACAAAATCCAGCACAGTTGATGTCTGTATTAAAAAGTGAAGGTCTTGATGATATATCAATCAAAAAATTAGTTGCCTCAACTGGATTTAGAAATGCATCAATAGCTCCAGAAGATAAATCTCAACAAGTAAATGAGGTTAAATTTAAAAGGCATACTTTTAATACTGCAGGAAATGCTGGACTTGCGGTTCCACAATCTGTTGCAATTTCAAAGGAAGAATCTTCTGCTAATATGATTGATAATATCAGTTCTGGAACCGGTGGAACTTATGGAAAAAATTCAGTAGGAACTAGAATTGCAGGTGATCTTGGTAGATATATGTATAAAGCTTTAAGATCTGGTTCAGATTTTAGTCAAGTATCTGAGCATCCTGATTTTGGAGGATCTTTTAAAAGATCTTATCGGTCCTGGCATAATGTAGATCGTGCTATTGATATTGGTGGTTATTGGCCAAAAGATCAAGTGAAAATTTTAGCAAAAGTTAGAGAATTTAATACAAAAAATAATGTTAAACCTGTAGAACTTCTTTATGGAAAACCAGGAACTCCAGAGTCTGGTAGTCACGGTGATCACGTTCACGTTGCATATAAAGAAGGTGGATTTGTTAATAAAACTGATTATGGACTTACTCACGATAATGAATATGTTATTGATGCAGATTCTGTAAGTTCTTTTGGTAGAGAGTTTTACGATATAATCAATCAAACTGAAACTGCAACTCAAAGAAAAAATGCTGCAGAGAGTTTGATTTCTATTCTAAGTCAATATACAGAAGATGGATATGTAGAAAGCGAGGAAGATTATACATACTATGTTCCAGAGCAAGGATCTGTGACTATTATGCCACCACAAATAATAATGACTGGAGGAATGAGTGGTGGAAGTCGTGGTAGTGAGTCTGAAGATCCTTCTAAAGATATTCTTTATGTGTAGTAAATAGTAATAAGAAGTAACTTAAAAATGGCAGACACTCCAATAACTTCAGCTCAGGTTAAAGATTTTGACATTCCACAGTGTCTTGTTGTTGCTAATGATCAAAACACAAAAGTAGATATATCAACTTTAATTACTGACTTGTATTATTATGAAAGTGTTTTAAGTCCAACCGTAAAAGTTGATTTAATCTACGCGGAAACTGGAAAAAGTGTAGAAAAAGACGGGAGTTTTAAAACAGTCATAGAGGGACTTCCTCTTGTTGGTACTGAAAAGGTGGGTCTAACATTAGTGGATCCCAAAAAAGTTGAACTCAAATTAACATTATATGTTGATAATGTTAAACCAATATATAATGATGTTGTAAAATCTGCGGCTAGTTTAAATCTTGTTTCTAGAGAATCTATTTTTAATTATAAAAGTGTTGTTAATACTAGGTTTGATGGAAAAATATCCGATCATGTAAGAAAGATTTTAAAAGATGTTTTAAAGGTTGATGAAGGAACAAAAAAGTTAGATATTGAAGAGACTGTTAATAACTATAATTTTATTGGAAATAATAGAAGACCTTTTTATGTTCTATTGTGGTTGGCAAAAAAAGCAGTTCCTAAAGCATCATCTCTAGGAAATACTGCTGGATATTTCTTATTTGAAACGTCTGATGGATACAAGTTCAAATCAGTTGAAGGTCTTTTGTCCGATACAGATTTAAACGGTGGTAAGAAAAAGTATAAGAGTTTGGTATATAATGATACGCCTGACGGTAGAGGAGTAAATGTTCCTCCCGAATATAGTGGAAAAATACTTGAGTATAATATTGATACCGCTGCTGGCAATGTTGGATCTAAATTTGAAGTGGGGACATATTCTACTAGAACAGTTCTCTTCAATCCCTTTAATTGTTACTATGAAATAGTCTATCCAAACACTAAAACTGGTGATAAAGCAAATGAGAAAAATCTAAAAAAAGCAGGAAATGAACTGCCAAAGTATAATAAAGAGTTTGATGGAACTGGTGATGGTAAAGACTTTTCAAGAACGCAATATGTTTTAGTTGATTGTGGATCTATGCCAAGCGGAAGCACCGATCAACAAATACAAAAGTCTCAAGAAGAAAACTTTGATCCAAGAAATATTTTGAATCAATCTGTAATGAGATATAACCAGTTTTTCTCTTCTCAGGTTACAATAACAATCACTGGGGACTTTAGTTTTCATGCGGGAGACTATGTTTATATTGATACTCCGCAACTTTCTGATAAAAAAACTCAAACCATGGACGAACAGTTTGGTGGTTTTTATGTTGTTGCTGAATTATGTCACTATATAAATCTAAAAACTGGTGGATATACAAAACTAACTTTGGTTAGAGACTCTGTTGGTAGAAAAGGATCTCCAATACCACTCTAAATAATTAATACTATAATACACACTATTATGGACAGTGTAGAAAAGCATATTGAGCATGACAAAAAAATACTTGATGATTCAATGGTATCATCACAGGCTAGAAGACATGCTGAGGATGAGTTAGCGGCACTTCAGAGATGGGTTGAAACTCATCCAGAAGACCATCATGATCCAACTGGTTTAGAACTTTATTGTAACGATAATCCAAATGCTCTAGAATGTAGAGTGTATGACGACTGATGAGTGAAGGAACTTTATTCAATCCAGGATTTTTAGGGGCAAGTTTTAACTGGTGGATTGGTCAGATTGCTGACGATTCAACCTGGAGAGATAATCAGATTGCCGGTAAATTTGAAAGCAAAGATCAAGTTCCTGGGTGGGGTAAGCGATACAAAGTTCGCATTATAGGTCTTCACGATAAAGAAGAGACAACAATACCTTCAGACCAGCTTCCTTGGGCACAAGTGATGTATCCCATCACTGCTGGTGGTGGTCAAGCTAATTCTGGACAAACATCAAACCTTCGCCAAGGAATGTTTGTCTTTGGTTTCTTTCTTGATGGGCAGGAGCAGCAAGTTCCAGTCATTATGGGCATTCTTGGAAACAATGCCCAGACTGTTCTCAAAACTTCTATTGGTAATGATGGTTCAAACTTTGCACCAACTAGTGGTTATGCTAATGGTAAGAATCCTCCACAGGGAACAGCAAAACCAAGACCTCCCGATGAAGGTCTTGTAATTACAAAACCAAAGTCTCCGGAACAGTCTGAAGAGTGCGCTCCAGTCCCTGCTGGCGTTAAGGTTAATAAGTATGGACTGAGAGCGGATAAACCTCTCTCACCAAAGCAGTTTGCAGATCAACAAAGTGCTCTTGCTGAAGCGGATGCTAAAGGTCTAACTGGAAATGAAAGAGATGAATATGTTCAGCAAAAGGTAGCCGCTGGTATTGCTGCAAGATGTCAAGCAGCAAACTCTTCGGCAGGAACTCCATCTCCCGGAGCAACTAAAGAAAATGTTGATGCAGTCCATGAAGCAAGTAATGCAGATGTAAAGAGGCAAGAAGTTTATATTAAAAAGACTGTGATGATGTCTACTTGCGATCCAGTTCAGTCTGCCATGAAAGCTATGCAGACTGCAATTGAAAATCTAACCGCAGAAATTAATAAAGTATTAAATGCCGCGATTGTATATGTTGATGCTGTTTCTTCAAAGTTACAACAGATAAAAGATTTGATTGCAAACTTTGCTTGTGAGATTGCAAAGTATATGAAAATAATTTTTGATAAGATTATGGAATATGTTTTGAAACAAGTTCATAAATCTCTTAATAAAACTATTCCAGCAGTCCCTCCAAATAGAAGATATCAATATGCTGATATTAAGCAGAACATTACTGAAAATATTAAATGTCTTTACAGCAAACTTACTAATAATCTTTGCGGACAAATTCAAAATTTTCTTGACAATCAACTAGAGCAACAGAAAGCTTACCTAGATGAAAATAACAATGTTAATAATATTCAAATGTGCGCAGTAGAGGAAATGGTTGGTTCTGTGATTGGTGCTAATATGAAAGATATGCAAAGCGGAGTTGATGCTGCACTCAAAGCAGCAGACGAATTTCTTTCTGACATTCAGAAATATATTTCCGAAGGTTCATCTATTCTGGCAAGTATTAAGGGTATTGTTGATAACCCAACGGGATCTATTGCTGGTGCTTTAAACTTTGAAAATATAAAACTTAATCTGTTTGGTTGTGATTTAAAACCAAACTGTGCAGTATCTGATTACTATACTATTCAGAGTGGTGGTGCTGCTCAACCACAGTCACAGCAACCAAATCCAGTGAGTGTTGCAGAAAGTGCCGCAAATCCAAAACCAGTTGGTACTAGTAGTGAGAAACCGTTTGCTCAGCCCACTAAAGATAGTCCTAAAGTAACTTACAAATAGTGGCAATAAATATTAAAAAAAGAGACAGCAGATAATTTAAAGAATGGCAAAAGTTTTCTCTGAACTTAACGTTGCTTATAACACTAGCTTAGACGCTAATGCTTCCATCTCTTTCATAAAGATTGATGATAAGCATTATTTAAGAGTTGAAGGTAAAGATAATTCTGATGTAAAGGTTAATTTTAATCGTATATGCTCTGGTGGTGGAAACTGGGAAGGTTCAGAGCTCAGAATTCCTATTCAGGGGAAGGATGATTTAGTTGTTAAGTTTGATAATTCTTCTGGCGTTCCTACGGTTGGAGTTGCTACTGCTACCTTCAACACCAGTTATGATATCGGATATGGTAAAGGAATTTATGGACCTGTTCTGTTCGGAACAGATTTCTGGAACTCCTGGCCAACTTCTAACAAGAACGTTAGCGCATATTTCTTTAAGGGGGATGCGGGTAAGGTATATCTGAGAGTTAATACTAGAAGTTTTAAACCTCAGAAAGTTTTAATTAAAATTAAAACATTAAACAAGTCCAGTGCTGTTAGCAAGATTGAAATACCAACTACAGCAAAAAATTCTGTAGTTCCCAATACGCAATCTGAAAGTAATGGTAACAATTTTACTTTTGAAAATGATGGTACTGGTCAGGATAGTTATGATACTCTCTTATTTGAAGCAATTTATAATCCTAAAAAGGATGTTAATGGATCGAATTACGCATCGGGAAATGTATATGGTCCTTTAGAATTTTATTATACTGGAAAAACAAACACTGGATATGATAATCTTGAAGATCTTAATGAAGCAATGTCTAAGAAGGCAGGGCAGAAATTACCCCCTGTTGAATGGGTCATTAGAAAAAATGGATTAGAACTTTGTGTTCTAGACCAAGCAGAATATAAGAAAAATTCTGTTCAGTACGAAGAATTTCAACTCAAGATTGAAGATGTTATTATTGCTGGAAATTCTTTAAGCTCAACTAAAAAGGGTATTATATTCAATAACTTTGAAAACTTAACTGAAAATCCTGGAGGAATTTTAGATACTGGTAATAGTCCTTACTTTGATGTATTCGATAATGGCCAAAAACTTTTAGTTGAAGATAGCAACAGCTTCAATTTAAATGACCAGAATTTTGCTATTGTAGTTAATAATATTGATGATAACCTTATAGCAAAACTAGATGTCTATCACTTTGGCGAAAAACAGGGAGATAATAATAGACCAGTCGTAATTGGTATTCACGCTGGTTTTTGGACAACAGATCAAAATAAAGATGAGTTTCTTGGATCTAAGGCACAGTTCTTTAGAAAAAGAGACTGTATATTTGTAAACGTTGAGTATAGAGTTTCTCCACCACCTCCACCAAACAATGATGGTGTTTTTAATGGGTATGATAAAAACAGAGTAAAGTTTCCTGCTCAAATAGAAGACATTGCAGCTTCTGTCAAATGGGTTCGTGATAATATTGCTACTTATGGTGGTGATCCTAACAATATAATCCTTTATGGACACGGTTCTGGTGCTCACTTATCTACCTTATTAATAACAAACAAGAAGTGGTTAAATGATGCTGGAGTAGACCCAGGAATAATCAAAGGATGTATCTCTTCAAGTAACATTGCTTGGAATATTAAGAACGAACTTGATAAGTATTCTGACAGCCTTGTTCCTAATACAAAGGTTTCAATATATAATGCTTTTGGTATTGATCCTGTAGTTGGTGGAGCTGAAGCTAAGGTTGATTTTGAGTCAACAGAAAAAGCAAAAGAAGCATATGATTCATATTCTCCTGACCTACATCTACAAAAAGAACTTTTTCCACCCATACTAATTTTAAGTAGAGGTGAAGGATCTATCTTACAAAGAGCTGATGATTTTGTAAAGAAACTTGATAGTGTTGGAGTTGCCTCTACAAACGTATTTCACTATAAGTATCCAGGCAATAAAACTTATAGTCAAACATCTATTGCTGGAGTTTTAGGTATAACTCCAGATCCCCCATCTGTATATACCCTGCCAAAAAATACTGTAAGTGTATCTCAGGCAATTACTGATTTCTTAACGAGCAAGATAAGTTTTAAATTTCCAGACAACGCAATAATTGATTATCCGATTATTGATGGACAAGTATATTCTGCAGTTTCTGGAATTTCAACAGTCCCAACTGGAGTATCTATTGGATCAACTGGTGCTAGCAATCCTTCATCTGATGCAACACAAGCTGATAACAGTGCAAAACAAATTCAGTTATCTGGTGGTGGAATATTTGGGGCTCCTGGTACGGATGCAATTCAAATAGGATATATTGATCCCACTCTTGGTTATGTGACTGGATTAAGTATTTGTGAAGCAAATAATTACGCTCAACAAAATCAAGGAACCACTTTTGTTGCTATTGATGGTGACAATAATGTTAACTATTTGAATATTAATGACGTTAATGCTCTTACCGCAGATTTTGCAAAATCAAGTGCGAACTGTGATGGTCTAAAAGCAACTATCAAATGCGGAGAACCTGTCCTAAACATATATGGTGGTGGTGGAGTTGGGGCAAAAGCAAACATTATCGTTGGAAAAGATGGATCTGTTATGGGAGTTGACCTTGTTCATAAAGGTTATGGATATCAATACCCACCTTTAGTTCAAGCAGTTGACAAATGCTACTTTGGAAATGGTGCTACTTTTGAAGCATTCCTTGGTGAAATATCAACAAAAGAAGAGACATTTGATAAGGAATCTGATTTTGAAGACTATTATGTTTGCCCACCTGGCACCAACTTTGGAACTCTTTATGATGCCAGTGGTAAGGAAGTTGGAAAGTGGGATCCAAGTCTCTATACAAATCCCAGTGCAAACCCCATTGCAAAACAAGTTGCAGATTATGAAACACTAATCAACCAACTTAAGAAACCTTGGTGGACAACGAGGATGAAAAAACCATCCAAACTTACTGGAACAAAGGATAAGTCCTTAACAGTATTTCCAGTATCTCATCCATGTGAATCTGTTAATATAGGATTGCCTGTTGATTCTTCAAAATCATCTTCTCAAGAACTGAGTGCAAACTTCTTTAAAAAAGATGGAAAAGCATATTTAAAAGTTAATGGAACAGGAACTGGAAAAATAAAGTTTACTATAAAAGTTGATGATAAAGTTTTTAGTGATGGTAGTGCTGGAAATGAAATATTAATTCCAGCCGAAGGTGAAGTTGTTTCTCTAAAGAGAACTAAGAGTAAAGAGATTGTAAATGAAACAGGTAAGTTTAAAGGTGGAGAAACTTATGGTCCTATAACTGCTAAAGGAAAATCTGTATTTGCAAAGAGTCCTGAGGTATCATTTAAAAAAATAGAGTTTTATGATAATAATAACGATGATAAAGACATCACTCTTACTTTTGAAATAATTAAATCGCCAGATTTGGAAAAGGAAGGCAAACCGGAAACTCCTAAGCAGGAGAAACCAGAAAAAACCTGGAGTGACTTTATGAATGATTATGCGATTTCTCCAGTTTCTCCTTCAAATGTTCCTGGAACTGATTTCGCAGCAACTCCTTTTACAATGGAGTGGGATCAAATATTCCCCTATGATGGGGATTATATCTTCAGAGGTCTATGTGATAATATAGGAACTCTTTATCTTGATAATGAGAAAGTCTCTGACTTACAAGCATTTAATCAAAATCCAAGTCCAACCACTAAAAATGTTAAGGGTGGACTTCATACTATCAGAATTGATTTGGAAAACAAACCAATTACTGAAACAAAAGTGCTTCCATTTATTGTTGACTTTACAGTAAAGGGTGAGGCAAGAAAGAATGGGGACACCTTAGATAATATATTCTTTACTTTTACTTCTGAAGATGGAAAGGATTCATTTACATTCAAAGCAAGAGAGAAAAATCAAGATGTAAATAAAGAATCCAGTCTTTCTTCATCAGTCAAAGCTAAGTTTGTTAAAAAAGGAAAGGACATTTACTTAGATGTTACTGGATCTGGAACTGGAAAAATTGATTTTGTAATGGATGTTGATGACCAAGGTGGTGTTGCAGGCGTTGCTGCTAAAGAAGTTAAGATTCCTGCTGAAGGATCAAATGTTTCTCTCAAACGTTCAAGTTCACTTCCTCAAAAAGAAAAAGTAAAAGCATCGGGATCATTCAAAGCGGGACAAAGTTATGGGCCAATAAAAGTTATTGGTGCCACATCTGGTGCAGGAACTCCAAAGGTTACTTCCAATGAGATTGGTCTTTTGGATGCTGACGGTAGCGATAAAAATATTAAGATTACTTTTGAAACTAAGGGAACTGTATCTAAGGGAAGTAGTTTGCAATGGGAGAGAGTTGAATCTGTAAAGATTAGACCTAATGTTGTTTACAATGTTAAGGCAAGTGAAAATACTTCAAAGTATAAAGGTGTTGAACAAGGTTTATTCAAATCTAAGAAAGGAGATTCTCAAGAAGCTGGTGAGGGGACGGGAAATAAAATTTTTGCAGACTTTCTAGGATCAGATAATGACAATGATGATATTCAAATCATAGCAGGCGAAGGTGTATTTAAATCTTTTAATAAAAAGAAAACAAAAGATGGTTCCAGAAACACGTATGATTTGACTTTTGTTCTCAATAAAAAAAAATCTGATCTAGGAAAGATTACCAAGGAAGATATATTTGATACTGCTAGTTACATTGATAAAGCTGATCGTAAGTTATGGAAGACTAATCCAAAAGCAGGAAAGGATGCAAACTTTAGTGATAAGTATGGCATTTCTCCATTTGATACTAATACAAAAGAGGCTCAGAAAGAATCTTATGCGGGTGTTCATGTTATAAGATGGGAAAAAATCAACTTCCCTTTTGATGGAACTTATGATATAGAGGTTGCTGTTGATGATAATGTTAAAATTTATATCGGAAATAAAGCCATTGGTGGAAAGGCAATAGACGATAAGAGTAAGGGATTGCTTAATACTACTGAAGGCGGAGATGAAGAGATTTTTGATGTAAAAGGTTTCAGTTCTGGAGTAAGTAAAGGTAAGCAAGTATTCAATAGAAAATTTAAGGCAGGTGATTATAGAATTCGTGCTGAGTTGGAACAAATTGATGGTGGACCTATTGCTAAAAACAACCCAATGTTGTTAGCAATTAAAATTACTAAGAAAGAAGGTGGCACTAAAGATGTTATTTCTAAGAAATCTTGGTGTGAAAATCCATTAGGTGCTGCAGTAACAATTGAAGCACCGCCAGTTCCTGTTCCTCAAGAACCTGCTATTGTATTTGATAAGTGTCCACCAACTCCAATGTGGACTACCAGACAACCAAAAGCAGAAGAGACTTGGTATCCAGTTAAGTACAATGGATATAAGTCTTTCATAGACCAAGTATCTAAAGTACCTAAAAAAGAAACAACCATTAGTGCATATCAAAATGTAGAGTTTCTTGTTTTTGGTGAAGGAACTAAGGGTGATAAGAACCTCAAGTACCTTGAGTTTTTATTTGAATCTACAGATGGGAAGGAAAGTTTTGTTCTGAAGGGTGTTGAACCTGAAAAGGATAAAAAGACTGCGCAGTATAGAATAGACAAGAAGATCAAAAAGAACTTGAAGTATAAAGTTACTGCAAAAATTTCTGATACAAAGAAAGCAGGATTTACTCAGGTTGAACAGGGACTTGGAGTTTTGAAAGGCAAGTCCGTTGAAGAGGCATCAAAATCTAAGAAGTCTGGAACGGTAATCTTTGCAGACTTTATTGGAGCTTCAAATGATAATGATGATATTAGAGTCTCTGTATCCAAAGGTGATGGTGAGTTTACTGTTGGCAAAAAGTCTACCATTGGCGGAAGAACAACCTTTGAGTTATTCTATGAACTTGAATCCAAGGCTACAATAGGATCTAAGAAAAAGGTTGAGATAAAACCAAAGTTCATCAAAGACAAAAAAGATGGAAAAATCTATCTTGATATGTCTGAATACCCTGAGCAAGAGTATGAACTTGATTTTAAATTTATAATGGCAGATACTATTAAAGGTGGTAAAGGTCTCGCCGCAAGTAAATTTGAAATCATTGGAACTAATATTCAATACAATAGATATAAAAACGGAAAACTTGTTACTGATGGTACAGTTAAAAAGAGTTTCAAAATAAAAGGTGGAAAGAAATATGGACCTGTAGTTTTCAGTGGAGCAGATAAAGGTGCTTCAACTCAACTTATTAGCGCAGATCAAATTGCTTCATATGATAAAAAGAGTACTGACAATTTCAATGAAAAGACAAAGAAAACTATAGATGCTGTTGACTTTAATGTTATTCTTACTGATGTTAGTGGTGTAGAGTTTAAAGAACCAAAAAATATTGAAGGTTGGAGTAAGTTTATGAATCGCTATGCAATCTCTCCAGTCCAACCTTTGTATGCTCCAGGAACAGATGGTGGTGGAGTGATGTATGATAATAGTTGGGATGTTGAATTCCCTTATGACGGATTCTATAAGTTTGAAGCTCAGGCAGATAACAAAGCCGCAGTTTATGTTGATGGCACTGCTGTTTTAACTAATGTTGTCAACTTCAAAGAAACAGTATCTAGCAATAAAGTTTTCGTTTCAAAAGGAAAACATAAGGTTAAAGTTGAAGTTGAAAATGAAAAAACAGAAGTTTACGATACAATTGATGAGAAGATTTTCTCAACTAAAGATAATGTTTCCGATGATAATAAGAAAGAAGTTACATTTACCGTAAAGGGTGAGGCAAATAAAAATGCAAGTCTACTAGATGACATTTACTTTACCTTTATTTCTGATGATGGAAAAGATTCATTTACATTTAATGGAAGAGAAAAGAATCAGAAAGCTTCAGGCAATACTGATACAATAAAAGCCAAGTTTAAAAAAGTTGGTGATGAAATTTTCTTAGAGGTAACTGGATCTGGAGGCGGTCAGATAAAGTTTGAAATGAATGTTGATGATAATATATTTACTGCTGGACCTGCTGCCACAGAAGTAAAAATTCCTGCAGAAGGATCCTTTGTTTCTTTGAAAAGAACTTCAAAATCTAAAGAAACTATCAAAGCATCTGGTAAATTTAAAGCAGGACAAACTTATGGTCCTGTACAAGTTATTGGAGCTGCGACAGGAGCAGGTAAACCAATAGTTACTTCTAATGAGATTGGACTTTTAGATGCTGATGGAAGTGATAAAAACATCAAAATTAATTTTGATATTGTAGGATCTTCAAACAAACTTCAATGGGAAAGAACTGAAAAAGTAACTATCAGAACTAATGTAACTTATAAAGTTAAAGCGCACGAAAACACCAAAAAATATAAAGGCGTTGAGCAAGGTTTATTTAAAACTAAGAAAGGAGATTCTCAGGAGATTGGTGAAGGTAAAGGTAATAAGATATTCGCTGACTTTTTAGGTTCTGATAATGATAACGACGATATTCAAATCATCGTTGATGATGGTGAGTTTAAATCCTTTAATAAGAAGAAAACAAAAGATGGTTCTAGAAACACTTATGATCTAGAGTTTACTTTAAAAACTAAGAGTGCTTCAAAGGGTAGTGCAAAAGGAAAATATAATGGTCCCGAATTGAATTATGAATTCACTAACAGTTCCTGGTCTGAATTCATGAATAAGTATAATGTTGTTCCAGCAAGTAAGTCTGCCGAAGGTGCAACCTATACTTTGAAGTGGTCTGGAATTGAGTTTCCTTCCGATGGGCAGTATGAATATAAATTGCAAGCTGACAATGAGGTTATCTTTAAAGTCGATGGTAAGGAAATTTCAAAGACTACAGAATTTAAAGGATCTCCGAGTACCAAATATTTCCAAGCCACAAAAGGGAAAAGATCAATTGAATTAATATTGACTAACAATCAAGCCGCTGATATTTTTAAGGGTAAACCCACGTTCAATACAAATCCAACTGGAGTTTCTCTTTACATTAGTAAAAACTCATCAAAGATCTCAAGTTTAGGAAAGTCTTGGTTGGAAAATCCAATGGGCGTTAGTGCAGTAATTATTCCTCCACCTTGCCCCAAACCGGTTGGTGGTAAAGGAGTTATTGACAAGATTGTTCCAACAAATCCAGGAACTGGATATACTTCACCACCTCCAAGTGCAACCCCGTCTGTTCCAGTTTTGATGCCACTTACAGAAATTATTGTTAAGGAACCTGGAATTAACTATAACTGTTCAGAAGATCCTATAGTCATTACTCCATCAAATGGAGCCGTTCTGAGTTATAAGTGTAATCCTTTTGGCAAAATAACGGAAGTTATTGTTGAAGAACCTGGAGAACCCTTTACGGAATATCCCACTATTAATATTGTTAGTCCAACCGGAACTGGTGTCGTACTAACTCCTGTGTTTACACCAACTATTGCTCCTCCAGGTGCTCCTCCCGATAAGATTATTCAGGTTACGGACCTTGTAGGTCTGAAGCAGACTGGTTGGATTGATGGTCGCCCTTACTATGGAGCAGTCTTCTCAGAAGGTGGACTTCTTTATACTGGATATTATAAGACCGTAGGAAAACTTGTTAGAGTCTATGCAACTCTTGAAGAGAGCATCACTGGCGAAGTTGTTACACCTCCAAGTGCTATCCTCAGAACTGGTACTGATGTTACTAACAATGATCCACGTCTTGATATTCCTGGAACTCCTGGTGGTCTTGTCAGTTAGTGAGTTAAATAGTAGAATAGTGTTATTGTAAGATGGCAACCCCACAAAATAGTAGCAACACAAAAATGGGAAAAACAGCAGAACAAAATTATTCTGCTATTCGTTATGGCAATGAACATGGATCAATATCTTTTGGTCACATTCATAAAGACGGTGCTACTACTTCTTCAATTCTTCTTCAGGGTTTTGATGGAAGACATCACATCTCACTGGATAAAAATGGTGAGAGGGTTGGTTCTACACAAATCACTGGACCAAGTAGACTCTCCATTAAGCACGGTGAGGATATGAAGGAACCAGAAGACTGTATCTTTATCAATGCAGTCAATGGTAATATAGATATTATTGCTTCTAATGGAAAACTAAGACTACAAGGAACAGATATTGAACTTGTTGCTGTTGGTGAAGGTGGAAGCAAAGGTAATATTCGTTTAACCGCTAACGAAAATATTACACTTGATGCTGACAATAAAGTTGTTATTAATGGAAAAGCAGGATATAGACTTGCCACTCCA